AATGGCACCGTCCCTTTCCTCCCCTACATTCTTTCCCTTAAAGACGAGAGGCTCAAACACGCCAAGATCATCGAACCCCGCACACGAATTTTTACGTGCGGCAGTGTCGTTGGTTATCTTGTCTGTCGTCGCTACTTCTACTCCGCTTTGATGCAGTACTATCACGCCGATATACACGATTCTTTTTGCGTACCATCTTTAGATAGAACGTCTTTCGACTGGCATTTTCTTTCAAAGAAGATGACAGAAGTCGGGGATAGAGGTTTCGACTTCGATTTCTCCCACTACGACCGTTCTCTAACGCACCAGATCCTGTACTACAGTGTCAAAGTCCTCTTGACCGGTCTTAATCTTCCCCCAAAGGAAGAAGCCGCAGTTCTTGAGATGATATGTTCCCCAGTCCTTTTGTGGGGCATTGTTGTGATGCTAGGTAGTTTTCTGACATCCGGAGTCCTCATAACTTTCCTCGCCAATTGCATGGCCAACGAACTCATGCATAGAGCTGCGTGGACAGCCATCTTGAGATCCACCCAACCCATCCTCAGTGAGATGCGTTTTTACAAAGCGTACACTAGAGCTTGTCGCGGCGGTGACGACACCATGAGCACTGTAGACAACCGAGTTATCGACCTTTACAACGGTCGTACAGTCGGAGAGTTTCTTCGCTCACGTGGCATGAAAGTCACCTCTGCCACCAAGTCTCAGGATATCCCCGAGTCGTCGCATTATTGCGACCTCAGTTTCCTGAAGAACACCACCCGTTACGAGCGTGGTCTCTTCCTTCCGGTTTCGGAAGCTTCGTCCCTTTACGAGTCTACATATTGGGTGCGTTTATCGTCGCAGAACAACGATATTCTCAAAGCCACGCAAGATAACGCGATATGTGCTATGAGACCTCTTTTCTTTCACGGAGAAGAAGTCTTTAACACTTTTCGCGATAAAGCTTTGAGTAAGGTCCCCCAGCTTGCCCTTCCAACGTACGAAGATTTGTCTGTTATCTGGAATTCATACCACTGTTTTCCAGGCTCGCACTCTGATTTCGCGTCTCGCGAACTTCAAGAGGACCCTTTCACCCACGCTAGCAAAGCAAAGAAGCTAAATGCAGCAGATGGGGGTCTACCACCAAACATGTCAATCGAAAGTATTGAAACCACCCCCCAATCTGGCCTAAGCATGAAAGCTTTAGACAAAGAACAGCTCGGTTCAGCCAACATAGAGCGTGCTTCAACAGTCGAGACCATTTCGACTATACCTGAAG